CACTATTCATAGATAACAAAGTAGAACCTTACTTACAAGCAATGATTGTAGCATCACCTACAATACAATACGATAAGAATACTAAGAAAACAAACTCTGAAGTAACAGCAGTTGTATCTTGTATGCAACACGTATTTAATGAAGGACCTACCGAAGGATCTAGAAATATGAAAGTTATGAGAATGACAAGCACATATAAACGTGCTGGTGTTCCAATGTTAGTTACATTAAACGGTATACTAACATGGGCTAATAATACCATGTCTGAAGAAGAAATAACTAGAACAGTTACAAATGTATACGAAGGAAGTTATCAATATGGATGCGATGATCATATTATGGCAGAATATTGTGACACAAAATGTATTCACTATAAACGTAAAGATTACACTTTAGATATTAAAGATGTAACTGCGTTAGAAGATACATTTAGAAACTACGTATCGTCAAAACTAACAGAAAACTCAGTTAAGCTAAGTAAAATATATGGATGTCAAGAATATAATTTTGCTCCTGGCGAACTTGTAGTATTTTCTGGTGACACTGGTCTAGGTAAGACTGCATTCATTCAAGATTTAATAGTAAAAGCTAAATTGCATACACTATTTTTATCGTTAGAAATGAATGAGCAGCTTATTTTCAGAAGATTTGGTCAAATAGCTACTGGTGAAACTAAAGAATGGATTAATACACAGTATAAAACTAATCCAGATTTTAGTTTACAGAAACTATTAGATCACATTCAAATAATGACAATAGCACCAAGAGTAGACTCTATTAGGAAGGTAGTAGCAGAACATGAACCTAAAATTCTTGTTGTAGATACTACCGACGAAGTACAAGTAGACTTTGTTAAAGGTGAAATAGAAAAGCAAAATGCTGTAATAGGTGCATTAAAAGCACTTGCACAGAAAACTAATATAATAATAATTGCAATTCATCACTTAAACAAATCATCTGCTACAAACAACATTATTAACCTACATTCATTAAAAGGTTCTAGTAATGTTGTGCAGAAAGCTGATAAAGTATTATTGATTAAAGGTAATCGTAACGATTCAGCACGAGAAATTACATCAGTAAAATCACGTGACGAAGGTCAATTTGCTATGACAGCACAATTTAACACTAATAACATGCAATTCAATTTGCTAGGAGGCATTAAGAATGTTTAGTAAACTATTTAAAGCAACAGTAACAGAAAGAAACAATATACAAAAAGCACAATTACGCTTACTAAAGTTTATAGTTTTATCTGCAAAGATAGACTCAAACTTTGGTAATCATTTGTGGTTTGATACCAGAGTAGGTCCAATGGAACTATCATTTGGTTTAAGATATTGGGACGAATCACCTGAAGCTGTTAAACGATACGAGGAAGATTTTAACATTATTACAATGGAAAAGAATCTGAGTCCTAGTGACGCATAGGAATAAGATACGTGGAAACAATCTCGAAAGAGAATGTGTTAACATCGCAAAAGAGGAAGGGCTCTCCGCAGAGAGAGCCTATGCCTCTAACGGTAAAGCACTAGGTAAATCTGAACAGGTAGACTGTTTAGTTGAAGGATACGCAGTCCAAGCTAAAATGAAAAAAAAGATTGCACAATGGTTGTATCCTAAATATCATGCAGATGACGTAGACCTAGTTGTTACACGTATGGATCGCAAAGAAGCATTAGCAATAATACCATACAAAGAATGGATAAGATTAATTAAGATAGAAAAGGAAAGCAAAAATGACTTTAAGTAAAGAAGAAATTAAAGCTATTATGTCTATTGCTGCTAAAATTATAAAGCACCAAGAAACAGAACGTTTGAAAAAAGAATTGGATACAGTTGTACGCAATTCAGAAGACGTTACTGACGATTGGAAAGTCCCTAGCGTAGACATAACAGATCCTAAAATACTTGAAAAAGCTGCAGAAATACTTGAAATAAAACAACAAGCAGCAAGATTAGGAGACACAGTCAAATTTAAGACATTACCTAGAAAATAAAATATTGCCGCTTACTATGTATGCAAATACCTTGGTTGGCTACTAAAACAAATATACATTAGTCCGTATATTTCGTATTTGGTATTAGCTATACACAATCCACAGTTATACAATAATTGTAGTTTAGTAAGCGGTGATTATTTTTTTTAAAAAAAGGGGAAAGCTATAAAAAAGCCCGAATTTGCCTCGTAAAAAAACGTCAGGTAGTAGGATCTTCATTTGGAAAACGATCCTCTGCTTGGCGTTTTACTTTACGTAAATGCCAATCTAATTGATGCTTTGGTAAACCAGTTTGATATTCCCAAAACCATTCAGGATTGTTTATTGTTTTATATGCATCACGCATAGCTCTACCAAAAGGCATATATGTCCATGCAGTATATTTCCAGAAAGCATCATAATCACCGTTAATTAAACCATTAACATGTGGTAATATAAATCTAGATGCTGGTGGAGTTATAATCATTAAAGGAGCCATAGCTTCTATAGGGTATTGATTGTAAAAAGCTCTCTTTCTTGTTTCTTCATCTCCAAATAATAACTCTGAAGTTTCTTTCATCCAAGACATAGGAGGAGATAAAGCGTATTCAAATATAGAAAAATGAAATAATGTAGCTAAACTCATAGTCATCATATCATTTGCAATTTGTCTTTCAAATCTTCTAGTAGCTTCAAATTGTGGATGCCCTTCTACTGCCATCATATCTTCAAAAGCTGTCTTTCTTCTACGTATACTATTCCAAGCGTATGGCTGAAAACGTGTCATAACACGTCCAAAAGCAGTGTTACTAAAGTTAGGTCGATAGGTAGCATGATAAATAAACTGTGAACCTTCTACGCCTTTTCTAGCTGAATCAACTAAAAAGTCGTCTGTTACTTCTATATTACCTTCTAGATCTTTATATAGCTCTCTTGCTTTTAAATAATGTGCAATAAAAGCTTTACGTCTTAAATGTTTTTCTGAAGTTGACATAAAAACACTACCAACATCCATAACTTTTTTATCAACATTATATTTAGATGCTAACTGTGTAACAGTTTTCTTGGTATAAGTATCTATTTTTTCGTTTACTTCTTTAGAATTACCATAAAGTTTTTCAGCTCTTGTGTGTGCTATAACTTTTTTAGTAAGCTCTGATAAGAATTTTCTAGCATTAGTAGGCTCTGCTGCTTGTAAATATGTTAATTCTTGCAATAAATTACCTTCTAATAAACCCAAACTATCAATCATCATATGAACATCTTTCATATTTTTAAGAAATTGAGGTTTGAAAGTACCAGTAGTTTCATCAAATAAATTATATTTCTTACCTATAAATACTTCTTTTACTAAGTACTTTTCATCAAATGCTTTAAAAAACGGATCAAATCCTGTATCTGTTATAATATTTTGATAACCACCATAAACATTGGTAATAGAAGCTTTAGGACTAAACAATAAAGACAACAATTCAAATCTACCTTCAAGATCTGATATATATTGCGCTCTATCTACTAAAGCTTTATGTCTCAACTGTAAGTTATCAGGAAGAGATTTAAACATTTTCTTACCTGTAGCTTTAGTATATAAAGGACCAAACACTTTATTAACACGTGATTCAATTTTAAGCATAACATTACCTACGCTCTCATCACTAAACCACTGTCTAGGCGTTTTGTTTATATTAACTTTATCTATATTCTTTTCTTGAATAAGAAGATTTAAATTAGATATAGTAGTTTTTTCTAACCATTTTTGATATTTCTTTTTGTTTTCAACTACCATACTATCAAAGATTTCTTGTTTAGCTATATCTATTTCAAAAGATCTTTCTTTAGATACGCCTTTCTTTTGTTCTTTTATAAGAGCATTAAGTTTTTTTCCATTATCTTTATCAGCATAACCTTTTCTTATAAGAGTCTTTTTATATTGACGTTGTTCACTATAAGACGGTATTGATGCTTGTTCCATATCATATAATAATTTTTTCTCTACAGGTCCTAATTTACCTACTTTCCAATCTTGGTTGTAGTTAGNTTCTTTCCAAGAAGATAATAATTTGTACTCTTTAGGAGTAATACCATGAATTTCTACAACACGTGTAGAAGGAAAGCCCATATAGCCTCTTGTATAATCAATCATTGTTAAATGCCATTGTCTAGCACTATCTTTCATTTGTGGATTTCTTAAAGATTGCTGCAAGAATTTGTCTAAATATATTCTAGAATATAAAGCAGATATGTTTTGCATAAGTCCTCTAGACATACTATTTAAATAATCCAATGGAACATTACTATCAGATCTCCAGCCTGGCATCATTCTTTCCATACGTGATCTAGCATGAGTAGACATACCTGAACCTGGATAAGGTAACTTACCTTTTCTAGTAGTACCTTGATGAAGCATGTCCATTGCTTCTGCATCTACGTAAGGATTTTCAAATTTGTTTGTACCTAAAACTTTGTTTTCTAATCGTTGATACTCTTGTTCTTTAGCTTCATTAAGTGAAATCAATCTATCTTTTACGTCTTGTTTCAATTGTGAATCTACTAATTGATCTCTATGGCTTTTAGACATAATACGTTCTTTTTCTTGTGGCAACCAAGTTTTTTCTATGTATTCTCTATTTTTAGCATCATCCATTTGTCCCATACCAGGATAAAATCTATCAGAAACTCCTTCTTCCGTAACAAACTTACCTACTTCAGCTTTCCACTCTCCGTATTTACCTTGTTGTTTTGCTATATCTCTTCTAGCATTTTGAGCAACACTAAATTTACTTTTTTTCTTATTAACCATTAAATAAGATTTTTCCATCAACGGCCAATTTAAAGAACCTCCAGGAGTTACAAAGTCAGAATATTTATCTATAATATGATCTCTTAAATTAAGTTGGAACTTTACCCAGGCAACGTCATCTAAATGAAAGTGATTTCTTTGTATGTCTGGTCCCGATTGTTTATCTTGACTCAATGAAACTGTTTTATCAAACCACAACAATCTTCTAACTTCTATAATACCATGTTTATTTAAAAACATTTCCCCTAATCTTTGTTGCCAATACTTAGTGTGCGTATCAAGATAAGACGTTTTTGGTGCATACTCTTTTCTAAACAATGTTTGATTATCAAACCAATTTGATATACTATTCCAATTACTTTTAATGTAAGAGTTGTTTGCACTTTCAAATATAGGCTGTAAAAACCTATCTATTATTTCCTGTGAATATTCTTCAGGAGTTTTAAATTCTTTTTCACCATTCTTCTTAACAATATAAAATTCTTGTTTAATAGCTTGTACTTTTTCTTCAGCTTTTTCTAATCTTGCTAATAAGTCTGCACGTTCCTCTACTGTAGTTTGTTCTTTTTTAGGACCCAACATATCTGGACCTAAACTATGTTTAACTGCTGCTAACTCCCATAATGCATCACTATGTTTCTTATAACCTTTTTGATCTTGTGCTAAAAACTCTTTAGCATAACCAATCAATTTTTGATTTAAATCACTTAATTGATTTGCGTTAGTATGTAAACGATATACCTGTTCTGCTATTGTTTTTAAAGTAGACGTTGGTACTGTAATTCCATATTCTTCCATCTTACCAGTTTTTTTATTGAACTTAATTACTCTGTCAAACTGTAATTTTTGTTCAAAAGGAGCAAGCTCTTTATCCAACCTTTGATATATACCTAATATTTGGTCAAGTTTAGAAGGATCTCTCATGTGTGCTTGTAAAGGATTTCTAAAATTAATTTCATCTGTAATTATATCTGCAAGACTTTCTCTTTGCAATTCTTTAAAATTGTTTTTATTTAAACCTTTATTAGCTGTATCAAATGTTTTTCTATTTTTAAAACTTAAAATTTCTTTATTAGACATATCTATAGTATATACACGAGTATCGCTATCTTTTAAAAACATACCTGCTGTATCATCTGCTAACTTATCAATAATTTTACCATTTTTATTAGCCCAACTTCTTACATAATCCCTGTATAACTTTGGAGTTGTATTGGGATTACCTTTATTTTTTAAATAAAATTCATCGTAAGTCATTAAAGGAATATCTTTAGTTATATCTGAATACAAAGTATCTTCTGCTTCTTTTATAAGTTCTTTATTTCTTTTAATTTTATCTAATACGTTTTGTTTGCTATAAGTATTTTTTAAAGCTTTTACAAAAAACCCAAGTCTAACTCCATCTATTTCTTGTATAAAATCAGTAGTACGATTAACCTTTTTCATGAAGAAAGCATATTCACTTGCTAAGTTATATAACATTTTTTGATTACCAGCAACTGTAGCTTGTTTAATTATATCTGAAAAATCAGTTAAATTTTTACGCATAGTATCAGTTTGATTTGTAGTCAACGGCTTAACTCTAGCTAATAAATTATCTAACTTTACAGGATCTGTAAGTACATCTAAGTCAATTAAAGGAAATTTATCTTGTGCCATTTCTTTTGTTCTAACTACAACAGAATCAATTTTAGATTGTTGACCTTCTGGAGGTGGTGCAATATCATACATAGAATCTTCTACAAATCTATCAAGGTCTAACATATCTTTTATTTCTTTAATACGTTCCAATCTATTCTTATTAGCTAGTTTCATAGTTTCTATTCTAGCGTTTGACATCCATTTTTTATTTCTTGCACGTATAGCCCATGTTTGTTCACGATCTGGTAAATTTCCTAAGAACTCATCTTGCATTTTACCACGAATTTTATAAGCTTGTTGTAAATCTGAATACGCTTTAGTAGGAAAAGCTTGTCCTAATTTTAATGCACGTGCTTTATCTTTTTGTAAACGTTTAATTTTATTGTTTAAAGAGTTTAACATTTTAAATCTAGTGTCTCCTCTAAAACCTACAAAATCTTTTTTAACTACAGGTGTAGCAATATAAAAACTATCAAACATATCTTCTACTTGTCTATAAGCTTCTTCTGGTAATGGTTCTAATTCTGTTTTTCTTCTATTAGATAAAGCTTCTAATTCATTTTTTAATACTTGTTTAGTTACAGCAATTTGATCCCCATAACTTCTAGTATTTTGTTTTTTAAAGAAATCTCTGTTATTATCAAATGATTGATAAATACGATTACGCTGCTCAAATGTAATTTCTACTATACTAGAAATAAAATCATTAACAGATTCATTGGACATTTTCAATTCTTTAGTTGCATAATCTTTAAAACTTTGTGAACGTGTTAAAGCTGTAGATAAATCTACTACTGCATTAAATTTATTCCAGAGAAATGTATCGTAATCTATAATATTGTCAAACTCTTTCGAATCTAAACCTTCCATAAAATGTTTTTTAAAATCTTTTATACCCACTTTTTTATATATAGGATGCTTTTGTATTTCTATAGATAAGTCTTTTATAAAGCTAAGACTAGCTTCTTTATCAATTACACTCCAAGGATTAATTTTTAAATTTAAACCAACATATTGTTTAGCCAATAAACCTAAATAACTTTTAGCTCCATCAGTTTTATCTAAATAGTTTATAACTGTTTCTTGTAAATCTAATGGCATGTCTGTTTTTTTTGTAGTGCTAAATATTAATTTATGCATATTTCTTATAGCCGTTCTTCTAGCTTCCAACTCTCCAGTTTCTGCACCTTCATACATACCTTCGTACTTACTTCTTAATTTACGTAATGCAACTATAGGTAAATCTATATTAGCAAGATCTGCTGCATCAATATAACTGTTTAATAATACACTTCTATCTATTACAATTTTATTAAATGCATTTTGGTATTCAAACTTTTTAGTTATTCCCATACGTTTAGTATTAGCTTCTAACTGTGAGTTTATATCTAATTCTAAAGCTATTTGATTAACTCCGTTTGTAATAAGTCCAATAGAATCTTGTGACATAGTTGCAATTTTACCGTTTTTAATTTTAGCATCAGTATCTAAAATGTCAGCTAAATGTTTATTCCTAGACTTTGTTTCAGCTGGTTCTGCATTAGCTAATAGCTTACCAATAACTTTATCTTTTAAATCTACAACATAGATTTTACCTTTTTTATCTTTACGAACTAACTGATCTTGTATTTGTTTTTGTTTGTATCCGTCAATTAATTCCTTAGGTAAATCCCAAAACATGTGAGCAGAGTCAATATCTTTATCGGCACCACTCATCATAAAGTCATTATATTCGTTTGTTATTAAAGATATACCTTTTCTACCTTTAGCAAAGCCTACTAATCTACCAATACGAAAACCACCATTAGAAATCATAGGTGAACGTACATAAGCTACTGAACTAATAACACGGTCGTATTCTGCAAAATCTTTTACAGCTTCTCTAGATGTAGGATTTTCTTTCATACGTACCCAACTATCAAACAACTCTCCTATTTTCATAGTTTTAGATCTGTTTGTTCCAGAATATACTGTTATAGGTATTAAATCTCTTGCACCTTCGTTCATCATAAATTCGTCGTTTGCGAGACCTTTAGATGCTTTAGAATACTTTTGCTTACGTCCACTGATTAAAAGGTCGTAGAGACCCAATTTAGAGCTATATGAGTGCTTAATACGAGGTCTAGTAAGACGTTTATGTACGTAACTTTGCATTCTTCCTTCAACATACTCTAAAACTCCAGGTCTTAAATAAGTACCAGGATCAAAATTAGTATCAATTAACATGTCTTCTACTAACTGTCTGTTGTATATATTTTGACGGTAGTCAGTCCATTCTTGATTTAGTTCTTTATCAAAATCTGAATTACGTTCTATTTCAAATATTTGTCTTAACAAACTTCTAGCAGCTTCACTATCTGGTTTGTTGTAAAATATATTATCTATCAAACGTATAGATATATCATCTATTTTACCGCTGATAGGCTTACCTTGATTAAATTCTTTTTGTGCTATGCTAGTAGCTTTAATATCTCCAGCTGCGTTTTCATTTACATACTTCTCCCATCTATCCCAAAACTTTTTACCTACTTCAGTATTCGGATCTATTTCAAAAGTATTTAAATTAGACATTACTTGTTGTAAAAGTTTTTGTCCACCAATCTTATTAAAGTTTTCATAGATATTCATATTAAGATAATGATCTACTATTTCTGATTCATATGTAGCTTCTTTATCATTTTTAACTTCTAGCTTACCCGTCTTTTCATTAAACACTAAATCAGCAGGTTTTATTCCCGTGCTTTCTTTTATAGAACTTGCATAGTCTATTTGATGATAATTATTTTCACGCATAAACGTATCAAATATATTATCAGCTTCAAACTCGGCAGTTTTTTGTATAATTCTTCCTCTCTTTTTAACAGAATCAGGTCTATATACTCCTAATGTTTTTAATACACCAGTTTCTTTGTCGTATCCATATCCATCTCTCTTAACAGCAAACACATCTCTTCTGCTTATAGAAGCACCATCTGTACCTGAATTACTTTCAGCTATAGTTTTTCCCATATTAATTACACTACTTGGTAAATCGTTTATAACTAAATGCCTAAATCTAGCTTGTGAATAAGCACTACCTAAACTAGTATCGAAATACATTTGCATTTCGTTAAATCCTACACGATTTTTTATTTTAGCACGTTGTGTAAAAGATAGCTTTTCAAAAGCTAATTGATTCTTATATGATGAACCCATGTTTTTTAATACGTAAGCATTGTGATCTATAATAGCGTCAGTTATATCTGGATTGTCTTTAGCAAATTGATCATATTTATCTTGATTAGATTTAGATGCTCTATTACCACGTATAACTATATAAGTATTTTCAAAAGGTATACTGTAATCTATATCTGAATATGTTCTATCGTTAATAAAAGATTCTATTGTTTTAACATCTAAAGGCATTTGTATTTCAGTGTTAAATTCTGGATTCCATTTTTCACTTGATATACGATTTAATTTTTTAAGATTTAAAGTTTTTTCAAATAGAGCAGGATCAAATGGTACTTCAACTCCAGACATATGTTTTGTACGTTTTTGAAACTTTGTAACACTTTCATATGGTTCTGTTTTTATCCATTCTTTAATTGTCTTTATATAATAATCTGTAGTTCTAACAAGTTTAATAGGACTAATACCAGTCTCTTGTAATCTAATTAAATAAGTAGCTACATTGCTTTTATACTTACCTTTCTTAACAGGTATACCAGCATCTATCAACGCTTGATTAATTTGTTTTAATTCTTTAATAGGTATATGATTATTATCTTTTTTGTTTTGACTCCAAGGATATGTTCTTATTTGTATACGACCAGTTTCTCCATTAGCTGCGTAAATAAAACTATGATCTTTATCTAGTTGTTTAGACAAACTATCTAATTGTTTTTTTGTTACATTTTCTGCTATTTCAATAGGTTTGATACGTACTCTATTTTTCTTTCCTTTTACTTTTTTAAATTCAGCTTCAGGTATATATTGAAATACATCAATACTTAACGGTGAAACATTTCTAAGTCTTACTCTATCATTTTTATATGACTCAGAAACTGAATCCCAATAACGCTCTACTACACGCTTAGTAACATAATCAATATCATAATGTATAGTTCCATCTTTATCTACATCTTGATTGTTCATTTTATTAACACGACTAGAACCATGTTTATCATTACCAGCTTTTAACCCACCTATAGGTTTGTCGTATATATCTAATTCAGGAGCTTCTTTTTCTAAGATAGGTTCCATATCTCTGTCTTTTTTAACAGATTGTTTTTCTCCTACTATATAAATTCTAGCTATAGGAAATCTATCTATATGTTTTAAAGAATGCGCAGCTTGTATTAAAGCTCTCTTCTCTTTTGGAGTTACAGAGGTTTTAACTAATTTTCTATTAATTTCTTCAACAAACTTATTAATATCATAATTAGTATCATCTATAACTTTTTTAAACATGTTATGTATGTCTTGTACTCCAATATCTTCATAAGTATTTTCTTTTTTAATACGCATATATATACTTTTTAAAGATTTTTGTTTAGGTATATGTTCAGATAAAGGATCTACTTCTTCTACTGCATACTCTATTTTTCTAGCTTCACCTAAATCTATAGAGTCAAATCTAAATTTTTTATTTTCTATAGAATCTATTACACGTTCTGTATCTATTTTTTGATCTACTATTTTATTAGTAATATGTACTTTATTATCTTTACGCTGTGCATCTAAAGCGTCGTACATTTCATTTAAATTTTGTTGTTGTACTTTACGATCTGTTTTAGCTTGTTGCTCCATTTCAGGAGTAATAATACCTTTTTCTTTTAAGTCTTTATACGTTTCACCAAAAGCCACTATAATATCATTATATTGATTTAAAGTATAATCTATTTGTTGTGTTTGTATATTTTTTAAATAACGACTCCAGTAAGCTTGGTATTCTGGTGTTTCATTTTGATACCACGGTTGTTCAGTTAACCACTTACGTGCTTCTTTCATATTGTAATCTCTTGGTATAACATTACTTGTTTTATGTATGTCACGACTAGCTCTATTTTCAAAAGCTGCTCTACTATTTACAGAAAAGAATACACTTAATAACGTTTCATATATTTGATCTTCTAGAGGCAAATCATTTAACTTNGACGTAACAGTACCATATGTTGCACCAGCACCACCACGCATTAAAAAATTAATTGTATTATACTGNTCTATTCTATTAGGTTGAGTACCTAATGCTTTAGCAAAAGAACGAACTACAGTTTCTCCTGATTTTCTAANAGTAGCATTAGAACTACCTAACAATCTACCTATGTTAGCATATTCTCCAATACCACCAAATATACCACCAGCTACAACACCATGCACTCCAGCCAATGCCATTCCTTTAAATCCTTCTCCTCTAGTACCTAACGGTTGAGCAGATGCTGCTAATAATAATCCCATGTGTAAAGACTGATTTACTATATTGTCTCTAGTAGCTGCATCCATAAACCTATTACCTAAAATTGATTTATGCATAAATTCAGCTACACGTATATTATTATTACGTAATCCTTGTGTTGCTTGTTTTTGTACAAAAGAAGCAGCCATACCAGGGAAAGATTGTAATCCATATAATTTCTTACCTGTTTGTGGATCAAAACCTACTGGAGAACCTTTTAATCTTGATACCCTAGCAAACGTATCTAATCTTTGTTTAATTTTAAAATCTAAAGAACCCATTGACTTAGAAGATTTTTCTAATGTATTTGCTGCTTTAGCTAATCTAGCACTACCTTTCTTTTTAGCTTGTTCTTTTAAACCTCTACTAATTACAGCTGTTGCTGCTCCAGCTCCACCTATAGCTTGTGCTGCTACACCAGGTGCTAATCCTAGTAAATGCGATACATTGTTTGCAATACGTTCAGATGCTGTATCGGGATCATCTGCAAATCCAAAAGTAGTAAACCCTTCAATAAACCCTGAAACTATTTGACTTAACATTCCATCAGATTCACCTTGTCTGCCATCAGTCAATGGTAACCCTGCTTCACCTATTTTAGTCTCCATATAACGCAGACTACGTGTGTCAAATGTTTTAGGAGTTCGGTCGTAAAACTTTTTTAAACCTACAGCATATTGAAATTCATCAATCTGACCTTGCTCCAATCCATTTTGGAGGATTTTAATTCTGTTATCTAATTCAAACATTTATGATTTTAATGTCATTAATAAGTTATCAACTTCTTTAATTGCATACTTATAATACTGCTGACTTTGTTGAAGTTGCGCAGGATCAACATTTTTTAACTTTTGCGTAGACAATCTTTCAGCTTGATCTTTTACTGCTAATAAATCTTGAATAGCTTCTTTTTGTCTACTTGTATTAATACCTTGGTATTTATCTTGTACTGCTGCACCACCTTGTAGTGTTGCTAGTGATAAAGCGCCACCAAAGGCATTTTGTTGCCCTTTAATTAAAGTGTTAGCATTTTCTGCACTATAAGACCTAAATATTAAACCGTCTTTTTTAGGTTTATCATAACCAGCTATAACTTTATTGGGATCAAAATCTGGAGTATTTCCAGCAACTAATGTATTGTTCATAGCATTCATTTTCATCATACTAGTTTTTAACTGTGCATTACTAGCTTCTAAACTTATATGCATTAATGATTGTGCTGCTGCTCTATTAGATTGTTCAGACATATCTAAATTACTTAAATATCCTGCTACTCCACTATTTTGTTCTTGACGTTGATCTGTATACTCCTGAGAAGTGTTTACAGTCATTGCTTTTACTAATTCATTTTGTCCTATTCTTTGTTCAAATGTATCTTGATTTCTATTTAAACCTAAATTAGTTTCAAATTCATATTGATTTTGTTGATTAGGTTGTTGATTTTTTTGCATCTTCTTTGTCATTCTTCCTTCAAAACTAGCTTTTCCTTCATTAGTATTAAACCATCCGTTTAAAAGATTACCCATAAAAGTACCTTCTATTAATTCTCTGTTGTTATCTCTAGCCCATCTAGCTTCTTTTGCTTTATATTGATTTACTTCTTTTTGATTATCTTGCATCCATTGAAAGTTTTTGTCTTTTACTTGAGAAGAAAATTCAAGTTGCCATTTTTGCCACTTCTTGTCTAAGCCTTGACTAAACTCTTTTTGATCTTTAAAATTTTGAAGACCTGCTCCATAATTTTTTTTCATATAATCTATAGCTTGTGTATGTTGTTGATCCATTCTTTCTAATGCAAAACCCTGTGACTGTTCTGCCATTTCCATTTGTTGCGATTGAGTCTTATCCATTAATCTCATTTGAGACTCTTCAGAGATCTTAGTTTGCAATCTTAATTTGTCTTCAAAATCAGGCTCTCTTATATCTCTTAACAATCCACTCATAGATGAGCTTGTTAGAGATAAAGCCTGTAAAAATCCAGTTTGATAATTTGCCATTAGTTTTGTCCTTTCATATCTTTAATATCATCTGTTGATGGTAGTATTACTCCTTGTGATAAAGCATTACCTCTTATTGAACTTTCAGCAGCGTCTACACCTCTTAATCTACTTGCTAAAGCTTCTGACTCTCCTAATAAAGTAGATTCACCTTGTAGTCCTAATGCAGCTAAAGAGTTAGTGGGATCAGCCATATAAGGATTATTAAATCCAGCTAATCCTGTTCTACCATATGCAGAAAATTCTTGATTAACACCTGCTATACCTTGCATAGATTGTAAATTCATACTATTAAATGTTAAGCCAGATTTAACTGCTGCTTTCTGTCTATACTCAGAATATAAAGGTTGTAGTTCTTGTATACCTTCTATACTAGCAGTTTTAACCCTACCCTTTCTTCCTTTCTCTTTTTGTTTAGCATCGTTAGCAGCTACACCACCAAGAATGCCTCCTACTATATATCCCCACGGCATTACTGTTCCTCCCCTTGTTTAACAAACGGTTTAAATGTTAAGTTAGGAGAAATAGCTTTTAACCAATTCATTTCATTGAAAAATTGTGCATACTCTAAAGATGCTTCTTTGTGTGCATCTTCAAACTGATCTATTTGTTCAGATTCATCTGATTGAGTTTGCTGCATTGGTTGTTGTTCTCTTAATTCATTAGCCATTATATTTCTCCTTAATTATTTTAATTTCACTTACAAAATCTTCTACACGTACTGGTGTTTGTTTATACCATCGTGAATGTCTTTTAGTTTTTACGTCTGCATACATTAATTGATTTATAGCTTCATCGTAATCTTTAAAGCATAATGCTTTCCAAGCACTAGGAAACTTTGTAGTCCAACTTGTTCCTAATTGATAATTAACAGATGTTAAAGCTATTTTAAAATTATCTGTATCTATTCCTACTATCTTAGCTTGTTTTTCAGCTGCATTTAAAGCTTTGGTAATATCTTCCATATACCACTCTTTAATTTTATAATCATCTATTTCAGTACCTACAGGATAATCTTCACGTTCTGATGCAGTCAATAAATGACCAATACCACAAGTAGGTTTATCTAAAGTATCTAAATATACTTTGTTTTTATATCCTTCACGTAATTTCATATGCACATAAAGTTTTTCTTTAAAGTTTGGTTTTTTATTAATCATCATTTTTAAAATTTCCTAAACACATTTTTCATACCAAATTTAAATCCCGAATTTATTCCTTCTTGATTAGCATTGTAATAATCCATAGCAGAATTAAATTTTTCTTTTCCGCCTTCTAAAAGATCTGTTCCAATATTTCGAAGGTTTTCTCCTGTTATACTATAACTCTGTCCACCTTGATTATTAGAAACTTGCGTATAATAATCATTTTTAGATTGATTATTAATTTCAGCAATCATAGTAGCAACACTAGATTGTTGATAATCACCATTATTTACACCATAATCCAAAGGATTAACACCTGGAAGCGCAGTAACTGTATTACCTAAATTATTTACATTTACATTAGAACCTGTTCCTACATTAGCTCTTACTGCATTCGTATTAAACCCTTTGTTAACTTGATCTACTTTTCCTGTTTCTGGATTAAATTGATTATCTGTAATTGAGTTAAGATAAAATGCACGAATTTTATTTTTATCTACCAAATTCTTACCACTACGCATACCAAGATTTGCAGAAGGTTGATTAAATTCTAAATCTCTTTTTACTTGCCCTACGTAGTTACTAAGTTCTTCACCAGAGCCTAAACCTGTATAATTTTTAACAAAAGTATTAATATCTTGATTTGATTCAGACCACTTTCTAGATACAACATCTTTTAAAGCAGCTCTACCATTATCAACTGTATCAAATTTAACATGAAATCTTTTAACTCCCTCTCCATCTATATAACTATCTCCCTTAGTAGCTCCTTTATACTTATCTTCAACACCTTCAAAGTATTGTATATTACCAGGATTATTATTATTAACAGCTACAGTAGAAGATCCATTAGTAAAACCTTCCATTTGTTCTACAGATTTTACTACAGAATTTACAGCTTCTTCACCTTTCATATCACCTACAAGTATATCATCACCTCGTTCTGTTCCTCTAGCTAATGCACGTGCTTTTAAAGTAGTGCTTTTAAAATAATTTCTAAATGCTTTATTATCAGAACCACCATGTAACTTTTGTAATTCAGGATTATTTGCAAAATCTTTTTTAGCCTGTTTTCTTTGTTTAAAGAAATCTATTACACCAGTATCTTCCATAGTTTTTTGTGCTTGACCGCCCATTTGTGCTCCCATAAATATAGCAGGTAATGCAAAACCTACTTTTCCTAAAGTAGAATTGTCGTATTCTTGTTGAACTCTTAATTCTCCTTCTGCTATATCTAGCATAGTTTTATTTGCTATAGCTGCTTCTTTACTCATCTTATAATTCCTCCAAATTTGTTTTCATCCATCTACCATTAACTTTGATAGCTAAAAAAGAAGTATCTCCATTATCTACTACCATACGATCTCCATCTACACCATCCGTATTATTAGGTGATGTAGATTGTTGAGATATAGGTGTTTCAAACTGTTGCTCTACTTCATCTACTTTCGTACTAGTTTCTTCAAGTAATTCAGTTAAGGCACGATTTCTTAACTTGTTAATCATTTCTTTTTACCTTTTTTCTTAACCTTTTTCTTCTTTTTAGGTCTTCCTCTTTTAGTACCGTATGTTCCTTTTCCTGATGGCATATTTACTCCTTTACCATTTTACTTTGTTAGCCCAATAAGCTGCAGACATTTTGCCTTTAGCTATATTCTTACCATGTCTTGCTTTAAAACTTTTACGTCTAGCTTTTTGTTTAGCTGATTCGCCTTTCTTAGGTTTACCTGCAGTGCTCACTCCTTGTTGTCCAAATCTAATAGTTTTAATTTGACTACCAGATTTTGCTACTACAATATGCGATTTAGTTTTATGTCCAGGAGTACGTTTAGGTTTATTGTATCCACTTACTCCAGCTCTTTTTAATCTTGAGTCTTTAGTCATTATTTACTACCCTTTTTTGCAATCTTTTTAATTTTTCCGTTGTGCGTTCTAGCAAATTTATGTGTTTTAGTTTCTCTAATTAAAGTACCTTTATAAGTTTTACCGCCCCATTTCCAACTAACTGTTTTAGCCATTACCCTTGTCCTCTACTTCGTTTCTTATAATAATTTTTACTCAACTTATTACCAAACTTGGTATTATTACTCATGCCTTGTCTAGTTTTTTTCTTACCATTACTTCTTACACTTTGTGCTGCTACATTTTTCATCTAGCAGACTTTTCTCTAAAAACTATTTGTAAGTCGTTTATAGTAAAATTACTATTTATAGTACCAGAAGTATCTGCATATATAATTAAACCAAACGACGTTACGTGTTTAAAATCAGATCTACTTACATTTATTTTTTCTGTTTTAAACGTATTAGCTGTATGTGACAACTCTAATGCGTTAGAACCTAAATGATTTTCTACTGCAACGCCATCAGCTTTAACAGCAAATCCTTTTACTTTAACATTTTCCCCCGCTTTATAATTTATATAAACGGTCGTTATACTTTTATTTACTGAAGGAGTTCCCATGTCAAACTCTTTTGTCTTTAATAAAATTTGTCCATTAGCTGTAAACGCAGCAGGATCATTATTCCATTTACGCAATTTAACACCTGCTCCTCCGTTTTGTTCTATGCAATAAGCTAAAGAACCATCGGTTAAATTTACAAAGTTTGTAAAATCAGCACCAGCATCTCTACTAATAATATTATTTCCTACATTACCTTCAAAAGTTGTAGCCTCTGTCCAACTTTCAGATTTAATATCATACTTTAAAATTTGTTTAGATTTGTTTACAATAACAATCTCACTAGTATCTGGTAAGTAACCAATAGAAGATTCGTTAAATCCAGCATCTACTACATTAGACCCTAATTTAGAGTATATGGAGCTAAAACGTGATTGCCCTTGCTTAGATACGTCTATGTCGTATAAACGCTGACCATCATACAAATAAACGCCAAATCGGTTAAACCATGCTACAAATCCAGTACCCTGTACTACATGATAAGGTTTTTCACATCCTTTATACTCTATAGTGTTTTCTATAAATTCTAGATCTCTCGAACAATTAATAATAAATAATTTATTTTTTTTAAATTGTAATAATTTACTTTTTACAGAAGCTAGTTTTATTATTTCATCACCATCTTCTATAGCTACATCTATAAAGTTATTAGCTGGAAAATTATCAAATTGATTTACTACGGATTTTAATATTCTATCTGCTTTAACTACCAACTGATTATCTTCGTCATAATAATTTACATTACCAGCATATACTCTTCTATTTATAACAGTGCTAGTTTTAAAAGTAGTTCCTTGTAATCCAATACCACTTCTAGAGGTTGTTCCGACAAACGGTTCTAACGTAGATAATTCAGTTACTTTTTTACCTACCCATTTAGAACCATTCCAACTACCAGTAGGATATTCAAAATTAAATTTACCAGATACTAATTCTTCTACAGAAAAAGCATTATAATCTTTTTTACCAGCAAACCTTAATCCTTTTTCAAAATCTACTTCACAAAATAAATATTTAGGACCTACAACTCCTGAACCTGGTTCACTAGAAGTACCTTCTTCGTAATTTTTAATTCTAGCCCAATACACTTTTAATCCAGCATATCGATCTTCTTGTTCGCCCATTCTTCCAACCATTATAAAACTCATGTGTTTTAAAACTTCGTCTTCATCATTATCAAAACCATTAAAAGGTCCATCTGCTTCTCCTTGTAATGCTTGTCCAACATATACAGGAACAGACTCTTGTTCTTTTAATCCGTCTTGTGCTTTATAAATTTTACTTACAAAAAAACCATACACGTAACTTTTACTCACTAAAATAGCGCCATCATAGTTTGCAGTCACATTAGCATCAAACCAAGGAATAAACACCATTGAACCTTTTACGTTATTATTATATCCATTATAATTTGCTAATTCAGCATTTAATTGAACATTAGTAGGAACTGTTAACACTGATTTACCAGTATCAATAGCTCTAGTTATGTAGTTTTGCCCACTAATATTTTGTGCACCAGTAGCACTAGGATTCATTATATATAATTCTGATTCACGAGTAGATCTAAACCATCCTGGTCCATGCAAAGCTTCTAAGTCATATAAATCATTAGATGCAGTTCCACCTTTAATATTACCAATATATAAATCTTGTGTAATATATCTTTCTTGTACATTTTTTATTAACTCGTTAGTTGCACTACCTAATTTTCTAGTAAAATTAAAATACTCGAATACTTTAGGTTTATTGGTATTGCTAGTAGTTACATTAGAAGGTATAACTTTTGTAGAACCATCTATTGTATACATATGAAGTAAATCATCTTGACTGTCGCCATATACTATAGTATTAGTTTTTAATGCTCCAGAAGTATTCGTGCTATTTATCTCTACTATTCTAACAGTTTTATCAACTTTGTCATTTACAAATAAACAATCATTAATACCAACTGACTCATCATCTACGTCACGATCTAAACTTGCTAAATGTAATCCGTGTCCATGTCCTAATGTAAGCATACCATTAAAGTTGCTTGTATATGGACCATTAACACTTTCTCCAAATGTTACTAACTTACCTGGAATTTCATTATTCATATTTAACGAATCTTGATATTCATTAGGTTGTAGATCTCTAGGTGTCGTCTTTTCATTTAAGCCGCCACTAAAGTTATTAATATTTAATATTTTTTTAGGCATTACGTGTTACATCCATCATAGTTTTAAGTTTTTTAACTTTCTTTTTCTTCTTAGGAGTAAAATTATGTTTTCTTCTACTATCGTCAATAGAAGTTCCTTTTACATCAGAACCAATACTATTACTTGTTTCCATCTATGATCTCCCCCCATACGCTTGTTTTACCGTCTCTTATTTCTACGGTTTCTACTTTAAACTCGCCATTGTCATACCAATCAACAATAGCAAATGCGTGACCCCAGTTATGTAATCTACCCTTTAGCCACTTATTACTCTCATGAGACATATCTTTTAAACAACCCATAGACCAAGCACCAATATTACTATTAAGCTTTGTCATAGTATGTCGTTGTATGTCATGTACGTGTCCATACATTACATTCTCTCCATACGTCT